GACCATAACATCAGTAATATGCGCGGTCGCAACCGTACCATCCGAAACAATAGAGCCGCCACTGGCCCTAAGACTGATCTCTTGTGCTATACTGTTGGCCAGGGTCAGTTTGTTATTGATCTGATTCGCTTGCCACGTCAGGTCTTGCATCGTCGACTCCGCGAAGACTGGTGCGGAAACGCTCACTAATAGGGACGTTGCTAGTAGCTTCTTCGATTTCATCTAGGTCATCTCCTATTTGCAAGAATGCGTTCCAAAACGCCTGATCTGCATAATAACCTACCACAAAAACCCCCGGATTTCCACGCATCATTTCAAAAGCGGGCCTTCCAGTTAATAACTCATTTTTATTTACATCAAAAATAGGACAGGGCGTTGACGCCAATGCCATCGCTTTAAACACCTGTGGTGACGAACACATCACAGAAATGCCTGAAATCTGTAAACCCAAGCCCCCTACTTGTTGTGGGGCTCCCAAAAGCCGCGCATTTTTACGCCTATTGCACTCGTCGTCCTGGGTAGCGCTACCTTCGGCAATGCCAAATAAGCTAACCTGCATTCCACTGCTGTTAGGAATTAGACACGAATCGTTTCCCCCGCCTCCCATAACAGTTGGAGCCATAGCCGTAGGGACGGGATTTGATAGCGCGCCAGGAGCCCCGGAATTGTAGTTATTCGTCGTCGAGTCGGTATTATTGTTGGAGTTAGACGTGCTATCATCACCGATATTGGTGACGTTATTTAAATCGCCGGTTACGTCTTGTGCAAAAGCTCCAGACGCAAATAATATCAGTACCAGGCGCCACATGTGTCAATAAGTGGTCTAAGTGAAGGGTCCATGCACATCAACTTAGTTGCCGCCTCGTCGTCGCCAATATACCGCAACGTCTGAGCATCAAGGTTACGTTGACATCTATTGTTACCCTGCGGGCAAGCCGAAGGATACGAAATAAAATCCGGCATGTGAAATTGCGTAGACTCACACCCGGCAACCAATAGTGCCAGGGCTCCCACCAACCCTGCGCGCATAACTTAGTAGCCTACGTGCATTGTGCCTTTAATAGCAGCACCCGTTCCACGAGTTTTTACCTTACGTGGCTTGTCACCCGCCATAGGAGCAGGAGCAGTCTTTCCGTAAGGAACGCGGCCTTGTCCTTTGACATCCGCATATTCAACAGCTTTAGGAGCTTTACCTGGCGCTGCGCCGTTCACTTTTACTGTACGGTTTTTCATGGTTTCTAGTTTCCTTGTTGTTTTAATAATTCGCGCTGCATTGCGGCGTCGATACGTGACGCCGTTTGACGCTCTTGAGAAGCCAAACGTTGCTGGAATTGCTGTGAGCGCATTTGCTGGTTTTGCGCATCCAACTGTATTTTGGCCTGGTCGATCTGCTGATCGGCCTGTGCCTCTTGAGCCTTCTGTTGCAACTCGGCTTCCTTGAGCTGAACAAGAGGATCCGGGGCCCCCGCGCCAGAAAGCTGCTGCGATAGCTGGCGAACTTGCTGCAAGCCCTCCGCAACAAACTGTGCAGTAGCCTGCTCCATCTGCATGACAGACTGAGGTGTTTCTGGTTGACCCGCCATCTGCTGAGCCGCTTGTTCGCGGGCCGCGATCTGTACATGCTCCATAATGTGCTTTTGTAAGTTCATCGCAATCATAGGCATCTGAGACACCATCGGAGATACACCAAAGACTAAGTGAGCCGTAATGTGAGCCATGTGGTTCTGACCTTCGAACGCGGTCATCGGCAACTGGTCCAAAGCGTTTATGTTCTCTTGTGCCGGATCTAACGGCTCTGGGATCTCCATTGGAGTCGCTTTCATCAAGCGATCTGCATCCGTTACGCCCAATGCCTCATACATATCACGGAATACCTCGTGCATATTATGAAGCTCTGGTGCTTGGGCCGCGAGCTGTAATTTAGTTTGCGCGAGCATAATACGCTGTGACTGGCTAAATACGTTAGGATTACTAACCGGAACAACATCTACACGGTCGTCAAAGTCTTCAGCCATGATACTCTGATCGCCACCTGCAATAGAGTATGGATACTCTTGAGGTAAACTCTCAGACATCACGCGAGCTAGGATCTTAAACTCCTGCCGCATTGCGTAATGCAAGCGCTTATGAACAGCGCTCATCACCCGCGAACCTTGCTCCATCATTGCAATGGTTGTGCCCACGGGTGCTTGCTGATTACCATCGCCAACCTTCAAGTCAGTGATAGTAGCGAAACGCTGACCCGCCTGAACGACAAACCCTAATAGGTTAAATAGCGTCTGGTCGGGCCCCTTAAACGGCAGCGGCATAAGGCTGTCACGTATAGCCCCTCCGGGTGCGTCCACGTCTCTGAACTCACCGGGCTGCAACGGGTCATCGTCGTCCCTGATCCGTAGTCCGCGGGCCTTGAACCCCGCTGGGAGATTGGACAACGTACCGGCGTCGATTAACTGTCGCAGAGCCGCTGTGGCAGTTCGTGACAAACCGCCAATCGTGTGGATAAGGCCGAGGCCGTAAAAGCCGAAACCCGGTAAAAACTTGAAGTGAGTGAAGTACGCAATCTTTTTCTTCAACTCATCTTCTTCGCGGTAGTTTCGACGTATGGACAGTATTTGTCCATTATCCAACGACATTGTAACGATATATGGGACGCGAATGCCCGTAGGCTCGTCGTCATCGTCTACATCTTCATAGCCCTCAAGGTCCAAATCAACGTGACACTCAAGGATTGTGCAATCATAATCTATCTGAGAAGGTTCCACACCTTCGATTCGGTTGATACTATCCTCAACCTCGTTCATCTCCCGCTGAGCAGGCAGAACATCCACGTCTAAATATAAGCCCGAAAGCTGCCGTTTGCGTAAGTCATTAAGCGGCATCCGCACGACTTGCGTGATATTGGGGCATGTTTCGAGGTCCGCGGTCTCATATGGTACAATCAAGTTTTCCGCAGGAACAAACTTGGATACCGCACGTCCTAGCGTCTCATCGTAGTACGTTTTCTTAAACGTAGAGCCCGCCAGAGGCAGATAGAACAACATTTGGTCCATATCTGGCGTGTATTCCTCCATCACATTTGTGATGTAGTAATTCATAAATGTCTTAACGCGCTGAGATTGTGCCATCTTAGCGTTCGTTTCTTCGCCCATCACAATAGTGCGCACGGGACCCGAAGCAGGTAAAAGCTCATTAAATGCTTGTGCTTGGAATTGTGTAGCAGCTTCGGCCAACAAGGGGTGCGTTACGCCGGTAGAGCCCCGGAAAGGCTGTGTCCGCTCTTCGTAAGTGAAACCAAGAAGCTCCAACCCATCTTTGTACGCGTCTTCCCATTCTTGGCGCCCGGCTTTGTTAGCGTCGTATTCGTCTAACAGCTCACCGGCAATGCGAGCCAGCTCGCGGTCCGGCATCTCTTCGGCCAAGTTTGCATAGAAATCATCGCTCTCGCCGCGCTGATCGGCAGGTTCAAAGTCAATTTCGACTCCGCCATCGTCCGTAGGACTGATTTCGATGTCACCAACCCCTTCAGCAATAAACTCGCCTATAATGACGTTATCTTGCGAACCAGGTAGCTCTACCTCAAGCTCGTCGCGTAAATCGTCTTCGCTAAGCTGAGATGGAACACCAGTGTCCATCAAGCTACTTTGATACCCGTTACGTTGTTCTGCCATCTAAATCTCCCTAAAACCGATCATCGGCCTAGTAATACATCCGCACTTTAGCAGAGTTTTCACCATCTTCCCAGTCATCAGTTGGAAGTTGAACGAAATTTCCTTGCCTATATCGCATAAGTGCTTGGGTCATGCTATCCACCAAGTCGTCATATTCTCCATTTGGGAAAGCTGCAACCTCTTCTATCATTTCATCCGCCCACGTCTCATCGGGGGCCCAAACCATCCCTGCCTCAAACAAGGGTGATACACTATGAACACGCGATACCTTATCGTTTCCACGACTCGGTGTAAAGTTTACAACAGGGATCCCCATGTTCCGTAGTTCGTGGGTCAAGGGCATACCACTGGCTTTTGCCTCCACGATGACGGTATCGGGGTCCCAAAACTGATAGTTCTCCAAAGCAATCTGCTTCAACTCCGGAAAATCCCACCGCCCCTTCTTACTATCTAACAATATTAAGTTGGGTCCCGAACCACCCTCATTAGGTCGAAACACACCCCACGTTGTTATCGCAGAAAAGTCAGCCGTCTCACGTTTACTAAACGCCGTATCATAACTTTGGATCACATACTCCAACTGAGGCACAACCGATCTTTCCCACTTTTTCCACCATTCACGAGGGATAATCGCGTTTTCTTCACCCGTCGGGTTCTGCTGATACTGCGCGTTCCATTTAGACGGAGGTATTGAGGCGCGGACCGCGGTTAGATCTTCAAGAGACCAAAACTCCGGCCAACAAGGTACGCCGTCATCAAAAATAGCCGGTAACTCCACAACTTCCCATTGGTCGGCTAACGGATCTTTAGCCATTGCTTTTAAAAGCTGCCCCGTCATATCCTTCTCAGACCACCGGGTTTGGACCAAAACAATCGACCCTCCCGGCTGGAGCCTCTGTCGGGGGCCCCCAGTGTACCAATCCCAGGCATCGTCAAAACCATTGTTACTCATCGCAGTCTGCTCCGAGTGCGGATCATCAATAATCACCAAGTCACCACCACGACCAGCCAAGTTCGATCCAACACCTACCGCGTAATACATCCCGCCTTTGTTCGTATCCCAACGACCCGACGCCTTACTATCCGCCGCAAGTTTTACTTCCGGGAATATCTCTTTGAACTCATCACTCTCCAACAAGTTCTTTGTCTTACGACCAAAGTTTACCGCAAGCTCGGTCGTGTGCGTCGCCTGAATGATCTTCTTGTTTGGCATACGGCCCATGAACCACGCAGGAAATAAATACGAAGCAAACTCCGACTTCGTATGACGAGGGGCCATGTTTATTATGAGCCTTTTCAACTCCCCACGGGCCACGCGTTCAAGCTTTTCTGCAATGATTTTATGATGACGGCCCGCGATGAAGTCTGGCCACACAGTTTTAACGAAGGTCAAAAAATCTTCTTTACACTTTTCGTTCTTCTCGATCTGCGCGAGCCTCAACTCAAGCTTCAATCTTTTCTCATCTAAGACCGGATTTCCAGCTATATTCATAGGGGTCCCTAAGTAATCTTTTACGAATGTTTCACGTGAAACATATCACGTAATATATGCGATTTTAACCATAAATATAAGACAGTTAATGTCCATTCAAAAATTTATGTAATTATTTGCGAGAAACATGGCATTTACCGGCGGCCAGAAACCCTAGGGCGTGGCGCGCGCTGCGCGTCTCTTTTATCGCGGCCTCTTGTATCTGACCCGATAGTCAGGGGCCCCTAAGCGGGTCCCCCTATGCGCGACTCGGGATTGCCGGCCCTATCGATTCGCGGCCCGATAACCGCGGCCAAATGCCAAAAATTGCCGGCCCGGTGCCCGGTGCCCGCGATTCGCGGCGCATGGTCCAGGGCTCACGGTTCGCGGCCCATAGGTTTAAGGGCGGGTGCAAGGGCCAAGGGGCCGT